AAAAAACCGCAGCCAAGCTGCCTCAATGCTGCATAAGTCGCCATATTTCCTGAGGCATAAATTCTGTTACCTAATCCACAAAGCCCATTTGCCCCGGACAGAAGAACTTGCCCTGATGCAACACCAGTATCTTTTGTAGCAGCTGTTCCCAAACCGAGGTTTGTGCGAGCGCCAGCGGCAGTCTTATCACCAGTCCCTCCCTGTGAAATACTTAGCGCTGTAGTCAGCCCGGAAAGGCTGGTAATGTCACTGTTTGCCCCTTTCTTGGCCAGTGATTTCTGGCCTGGTACTGTGACGGCCACACCGTTAATCGTGATGGTGACGTCTGTAGTACCGTTCATCACATCAGCGAATCCGCTCATGTAACGCTGGTACATAGTGAAGGTTTCAGCGATGTCCTGCGCCAGACCGTCAACGCTCAGACTGTCGCTCAGAAGAATGGCATATTTGGTTCCCGCAGGGATAGCAGGGTTAGCAGCTGGCGTAACGGTGAGAGAGGTTGCGCCGCCGATTGCGGTGATCTGAAAAACCTGCGCTGGGCTGGTCAGCGCGATGACGGTACAGCCGTTACGAATCAGCGAGCCAGCTGCAGTGAAGTTTGTTCCCGTACCTGTAAGGGTATTTCCGCTAATGGCAATAGTGCCAGTGGTATAAATCATATTATCTCCAGGTAATAAAAAACCCCGCCGGAGCGAGGTTGATTTAATTAGGCAGTGTATTCAGACGTACATATCGGGCAGAACCGGAAGGCTGAGCGACGTCACCGTGTTATTACCGAAAATGGCATATTGCTCGCGCCCAAGATATTTTCCGCCCTGAACTGAAGCGTTGCCGTTCTGTATTTTTATTCCGAACATTCGATATACATACATGCCGTTTACCGTATGCACCATTAGCCCAAACCTACCCAGCGGAACATATCCGTTACCGATGCTCACGGCACTTGTCGAAGGGGTCCAGAGTTGGTTGAGGTATACGAATGGTCGTTTTGTGGTTGAAAAGGTGCAGGCCCCTGCAGCATTAAAAATATTGAGGCCGGTACCCGGCTGCGGCGCTACGCCACTGGCAAAAATAACGATGTCTATCGTGCCGGTTGCGGGAGCATCATCGTTCGTGGACGGAGGGCTGAAGAACCTGACCGTGTTACCGTCGAAGTCAATCGTGTTACCACTGTTACAGCGCCCGAAAACGACGTACTTCGACTTGTCGTATCCTGCTATCGTCGGAACCGCCCATCCTCCGGTCGGAACACTTACGGTACCCTTCCAGATACACTGCCCTGACTGAGTTGCATTGGTTATCGAGGTGAAGTCAGTACTGTCGCTGATAAGCAGACCCACCCCGTTTCGCTGACCTGCCGGAAATATCTGCCAGACACTACCGGGAAACGTATAGGTACTATCCCTCTCGCTTATACCCAGCGACTGCATTCTCGAATTTTGCGTAACCCTCCCACCAGAGATAGTGATGGAATTCATTTTATGCCACAGCCCTGAATCAACATAGGCAGTCGCATGAGGTATAAACAGCACCTGCGCCCCTGAAACATAACCAGCGATGTCCACATACTTTGGTTTCTGGTAGCCGGTGTCGAAGCTGGCACCAAAAGACGGGCACCGCAGGCCCGCCGTTATCTCCATACGCTTTCCGCCATCATTAAGTTCTATCAATAATCCTGTCGGCATCTTATGTCCATGTCCCCAGTACAATCCGGCCACCACCAGGAATGTTGACGGTTAAACCGTTGCCATTGATCACTGTTGTGTTGCCGGAGCCATTGAAAGAAAAATTACCGTTTGTGGCGTAAATCGAGCCGCGAACGGTCACGTTGTTAAACGTCGCGTAGCCAGATTTGTTGATGTGCCAGCCAACGTTCCCGGTTCCGTCCCAGGTTGAAGACTGAATATAGCTGCCGATTTTGGCGTTACCGATCGTCCCGTCACCAATTACTGTGTCCCGGATGATGGCTTGTCCGTTCTGGATAACAAAAGGAAGAGTCACGGCACCGCCTGCCTGGGTCATAACCGCGAAGCGGTCAGCCAGGAAGAGAACCTGCGTCTGCATTCCAGATGGCGTATTCTGAACACCAATCCCCATCCCTGCTGCATACTGATTACCATTAGAATCAACAGCGACCTTGATGCTGTACATCGCATTCAGGTTGTTATTGATGTCCGCTGATACCTGGCTGTTCTGGACAATAGCCGCAGACTGACCGTTAACCGTGACCTTTAGCGAATTGATTTGCGTAGCAGATGCCTGAGAGAAGTCCGCCATGGTTTTGGCAAAATCCGTCACGTTCGCGGTGTTACCACCTGCGCTGGAGTCCAGCGTTTTCAGCGATTCAGTAACTGCTTTGCTCGCATCAGCCATCACGTTATCAACGCGCTCAATACCGGCTTTGTTATCGCCATATTGCACGCTCAGAAGGTTACGCTGGTTAACCTGCGCGAGCGTACTGGTGATCAGCGCGACAGCATTGTTCTGAATACCGCCGCTGGCCTTATCAGTTTGTGCACCCAGCTCTTCCAGGCGTGATGCCATTGAGGAATCGAGGTCCGTGACAACCTGGCTAAGGTCAGTGATTGATGCTGTATTCTGAGCACCTACAGCAGCTGCTGAATCAGCTTTGTCAGATGCGGCCTGAGTGGCAGCCGTCAATTGACTTACCGCAGAAGCGCGAGCTTCAGTTTCCGTTGCTAACGCCTGGCGAACCTCAGTAATACCCGCTTCATTCTGGGCAGTTTTCGCCTCAAGACGAGTAACATCCGTAACGCGGGCTTCCGTCTCAGTGGCGATCACCTCCCTGAGCTGTTCGAATGTCGCAGAGTTAGCATCCTGCTGCGCAGTCTGGCGCACAACAACATCAGCAATAGCCAGCGCATTGCCAATGATTGCTTCTGCAGTCTGCTTATTCGAACCTACTGCTGCAGCCAGACCATCGGCGTTCTCCTTAATCGCATCAGAAAGTTCAGCCAGTTTCTCGCTACTGTCTACGGCACTCTCAATCAGATCCTTAAATACCTCAGAATCTTTAATCTCCTCAAGGATCACATCGGTGATGTCGGAAACATCGATGCTCGCCTGTCCGCGCACCCAGTCGGTGTACCCTGATTCGTTGCCGCTGCGGTCCACCAGCTGCGCGCGGTACCAGAAAATCTGCCCAGCCTTAAGGCCCATCTGCTGATATTTGCGCTGCGGGTAAGGCACATCGGCCAGCAGCATCACATCGTCTTCAGTACCGGTCAGGCTGTACTGAATTTCCGTCTTCAGCGTGTCGTCGGTATTCGCCGGGAATCCCCAGTTCAGCTCGATACCTAATACCACGTTTTCAGAAGCGATGAAGCCAATCGGCTTCGGTGGGTTGCCCACTTTACCCGTCAGCGTTTTCTCTTCTGAATAGCCCCATCCGGATGAAATTTCTGCGGCATTGATTGCGCGCACGCGCACCAGGTAGCGCCCGGCATAAATCCCCGGGACGTCGAATGACGTGGTGGAGCTGCGCGGCACGTTAACCCAGTTCCCGTCGTTGCGGCGCCATTGCGCTTCATGGGCGATAGCGTTCTGCGCCTGGTCCCAGCTCACGCGCATTGTTTCGACGCTGATATTTTGCTGAACCACGGAAAACGAGCTGATCACGATATTCGCAGGCGGCGACTGGTTGCCCGGCGGGATCACGCTCACCGGCCGCTGGTCAATGATGGCTCCGGTATCGATACGGGCATATTTATCCGGGTCGTGCCATGCGCCGGTAATCGAGAAAGTACCATCATCGTTATCGGAAACGCTGACAACTCGATACTGCTGCGCGTAGAGCTCGTCAGATTCAACCACCCAAACTGCCTCGGCCTGTGGCGTCTCGCTATAGGCTGTTGTAACCGTGACCGATTCCCCGTTCACGGCCTGAATGGTCCTGCTCTGCGATGCTCCGGAAGGCAGGTTGAGAATAAGGCGATCACCTGCTGCTGCATCTGCCACGCGGTCAAGTTTGATAACGCGACCGTTAACAGCGCTGATACGGCCGCCCATAACCTTTCCGGAAAGCAGCTCGTCTGCCACGGCGATGATGTAGCCTGGCTGCGGAATGTTTCCGTCCAGCCCGACATCAAACGAAACAACGCGATCCTTGTTGTTGGTGAGAATACCCCAGCGCCCCTTTCGGTTCGCTTCTGACTGCCTGGTGCAGCCGATGGCTGTCATTTCCAGCTGATTGAAGCCGTATCGCGCCACCAGCGCCTGCTCAAATACCGGCTCCATCGCGTCGGCATAAGCGTTACCCGGGTCTGACCATGAAACCAGCGCTGTGGTGTAGCGGCTTTTCGTGGTGCTGCTCGAATAGGTGAATCGACCGCCAACAACGTTAGCGCGCGTGTAGCTGTAATCAACATCGCGCGGCATGTCAGCCAGGGCCACAATCTGATCCCCGCCCCAGTAGGTCATGCCACGGAAGATAGCAGCAAAATCGCGCAGGACTGTGTAGGCGTCGTTCCGGTCCTGAATGTAGACGTTGCAGGTATAACGTGGTTCGGTACCACTTCCGCCTTTGCCATCCGGTACCATTTGATCGCAATACTGCGCAACCTGGTAGAGCGTCCATTTATCTATGTTGGCCGTTGTAAGACGATCCCCAAGTCCGAAACGGTCGCTAACCACCAGGTCGTAGAAAATCCAGGCAGGGTTATCGGTCCATGCCCACTTAAACGCACCGGTCCATGTACCGCTATAAGTGCGGGTTTCAGGGTCGTAGGTATCTGGAACGCGGATAACACGGCCGCGGGGCTCGCAGGAGATCTGCGGGATAGAGCCGTTAAACTGGCTTGAATCGAATTCGATGTAGAGTAACGCTGTGTTTGGATATCGTAACTTGGCGTCAATAACCTCAGTGAAGCTCTGCAGCGTCATCGTGTCGCCGATCTTCGCGCTGTTGGCGTCAGAGGTAATCTTACGCAGGCGTATTGTCCAGGTGCTGCCAGCCTGCGGTAAATCGATACGGTGGCTGCGCTCATAACCAGACGTCGTTTTGCCGGTCACGCTGGTATTGAGTACCGTCTGCCATGTGCCGCCGTCCGTCTGCAGGTCAATCGCATAATTGATCGAATAACCCACCAGATCGCCGTCGTCCTCCTGTTTGAAAAGCGAGGGCCATTTCAGACGCAGGCGAACTGCTGAAAGCTGCGTATTGGTAAAGGTGCGCGTCCAGGCTGTAGCGCTTGATACCTCAGTTCCTACGCTGATTTCGTTTTCGGTACCGGGAATACCCTGAATATATTTTTGCGCCTGCGTTCCCGCGCGAAACTCCCACGTCACGCCGCTGAAGTTTTGGGAGCCGTCGGCATTCTCCAGGGCCGTTCCGTCCAGGTAGATATCTTTGCCGGTTAGCTGCCCTGCAAACTCACCTTCCCCAAGCGCAACGAGGATTTTTGCCTTCGCTACAGATTGCAGATCATCAGGCTGTTCGGTAGGGGTTCGGGAACTGGAGCTGCCGCCCTTGCGGCCCTTTAACACTTTATCTGTAGCCATATTGCGCCCATAAAAAAAGCCACCCGAAGGTGGCCAGAAAAAAGGTTAGTTATCTACTGCTGATCTTCGACATAAATTCCGGCAGAAATAATCGCTCCGCCTATCCGCCGGCGGCCATATAGGAGCGGTACCGGATAGCCTTGCGCCGCGGTGTTTGTTACACCACCGAATGCGTAGGATGCGCGGTTATCTGCGCTTTGTTTGCTGGCCAGACCTGCAGGTTGAGGAGATAGCATTTGGACAACACCTCCCAGCATCACCGCAGCGCCAAATTTATAGAAAAACGGAGATGCTGCTGCCCATGGAGTAAAATTAAGTACTGCGCCAACAGCAACGAGGGCCGCTCCCAAAATAGTTTGCAACACTCCAGCCTTTTTGCTGCCGATGACTACAGGCACAATACGAATGACTTCACCCGTTACAGGGAACCCTAAATCATCAACGCTGATATTCTTTTTATCTTTAAAAACGGCGTAAGTAAGGCCTCGCGCCTTACTTGTATTCAAGAACGTCTCGAAACCATTGATTGTTTTTGCAAGAGCATTGATTGCTTCTGAGGTGGTACGTATTAGACGATGATGTACTCTCCCAAACGTTTTACCCAGAACGCCACCAAGTTCAATTCTGGTCATTATCTCTTGCATATGTTCTCCTAAATAAAAAAACCGCCTAAGCGGTTTTATTTTTAAGTTATCTAAGGCCTCATATATTGAGAGCTTAATTTGGGGATGTTTTTCTCTGCCCTGTTCTTATTCACATCTTTGAAAAACATTTTCTTAACGGGGATATCATATCCTGCGCTTGCACACAGCGTAGAAATCACTGTTTGGTCAATAGGCTCACCAGTTTGAGAGTTAACATCAAATGATGCCGCAATAAGTTTACCATCTGCATTTTTACCTAAGAATGTTGCAAACAGTTGTTTTCCGGCATATGCGCCGTATGAATTCTTACCGTTAACATATCCACAATAAGTAAAAGTGGTATCTGGATAGGGAAAGTCCATATGGTAGAATTTTGCAGCATCAGGGTCCTTCATTTCTTCTCTGATAACATTTTCTACTGCAGATTTTTCATCTTCAGTAATTGGTCTTGCCTCAACGTGCATTCCAACAAATGCCAGTATCAATAGTGCTAAGCGTTTCATTTTTCCCCCTTTATGTTTGAAGGTTAATGATAACAGGCTCAGTACCCTTTCAGAAATATGCCGCCCCAGCGAATTCAGATTAGCGTTTTGAAACGTAAAATCTTCATCGTCCTTTCCTGCCAATAGCCCCCATACGGTACGCGCTGGCTCAGATGGCCGTACAGGTGGTGCAGCAGCATATTTCCCTCCAGCAGAATTCCCGCGTGATTCCACTTATCGGCCTGGACCTGCATGATCACCATATCGCCGGGTTTCGGTGGCCCGTCGAATTCACGGAATCCGCACTCATACCAGCAATCCTGATAGAAGTTGTCCGGATAGTCGTTTTCCCACCAGGGATAATCCACCCGGTAATCGTGGAGCTCGATACCATGCGTTTGCCGGAAATAGCTCATTACCAGCCCCCAGCAGTCGAAGTGTCCAAGCACAAACGGACGCTCCAGCAGCGGCAGTTCTCCGCGCGGCTGGATGGTGCGTAAATCCCCCTCCGGCCAGCTCACAATATGCCAGGGTAAAAGCGTTGCGTCGCATTGCGCTTTATCCAGTTCGCTCGGTTGCGTTGTGGCGTCAGGGTGACTGTGAACGATGGCGATCACCGTTCCCCAGTCCTCAGCAGCTGCGTAGTCTTCGGGGCAAAGGACAAAATTGTCCTCCGGCGCAGCGGCAAGGTTCCGGCACGGGAAATAACGTTCAACACGGCTTTTTTGCGCCACCACGCCGCAACACTCGCGAGGATATTCAGCTGCAGCATGCGCCATAATCGCATCGATGGTTTTCTGACGCATATCAACTCCTGATCAAAGACGTGCCCGGGAAGCCACCAAACGAGAGTTCGTTATTTTCGCCGAATCGGAGTTTGCAGGCCGTCAGCGTGCCGTTGCATTCATCCAGCGACGGATCGCTCACAGGGTTGTTGTTTTTATCGAAATAGCGGGTTCCGGCATAGTCGCAGCCGTCGCCGGTGCGATATTTATTCCGGATGCACCAGGTACACAGGGAGTGAAGCTGTCGCGTCGGGATCATTTGCCCCTGCAGGTCCATTGGGCTGGACAGAACAAATTCAACGGTTTCACCGGCAAGCTCGCCCGTTTTCCCGTCGATATACCAGACCTGCAGCTTTTCCTGAGTAGGGTCTGCTGTAGGGTTACCGTCTGCGAAATTCCTGGCATCGAGATATTTCTCTTTTGTGTCGTGAATAGTGACTTTCGCCTGTAGCAGATCGTCATACGCAAGACACAGGGCAGAAATGGAGCTTTCGATGTTCGCAACCGTCAGTGATGGCGTTGCATTGCTCCCACTGGTTGATTTCTCCAGACCTTCCAGTTGATATGGCCAGGCGGCATATTCATTTCCCTGCCACCAGATTGGTTTCGCCGGAAGCTTGGACTCATCCCCACCAGCGGCGATGATTTCCGCTTCTGTGTGGGGAATGCTGTAATTGTGAAAGCGGAGAACGTCCGTTAGCCCAAAGGAAGAACCGTCCACCTCAATCAGACGAACATCGTTTCCGGATTCCAGCTTCTGATAATCTGCGTTTAAGCTCATGGTTTAAATGCCTGGATGAATGTTGCTTCAAGGTTGAATTTCCCCGCGCCAAGCCCGGTGGGTTTATACGTTTCGCAACGATACAAACCCAAAGGTTCGAGCGGTGGCTTCCATTGAAAGGCTTTCGTTCCTTCATGCCTGTCGAGAAAAGATTTAATGGCAGAAATGTAGGTTTCGTTGCCAGTGAAGTTGAGCGTCCATTGCTGGGTCCTGGTGTTCAATCCATCCCCTGAAACCTGCTCATATCCATCGCCAAACTTGGCTTTCCTGACGCGGAAATTTGTATCAGCCTCAGCGTTAATCCGTGGGCACCATGTGAAAGTTTCGATGGCCATAATTATCGGTTTCCTTTCATTGCGTTCCAGATGTCACCGCCGGGGCGGATATCACGCATTACATTCTGCTTATATCGCTGATCAACAAATTTCCCGACCTCAGCGCCAAATTGCTCAAGGCCAGGTGAGGTTTGCGTTGAGGTGTTGCCGTTACCATCGATGGTGATATAAACCTGTGGCGCCGAAGATACAGACTGACCGCCGCCACCTCCGACCGCACGAACGCCGAGAGAACCATCCGGCGCGCGGGTAAGCGGCATGATCGCCTCCGGACCAGCCTCGCCCATGATTCCGGCCCCGCCTTTTGCGAAAGCGAACATGGTGGGGTTTCTGACGATCCCGTTACTGAAAGCACTCAGGGATGGAGAATCATAAACGCCGCCTTTGGCGTTAAACTGGAAGTTCGATCCGTAACTGGAAACCGCCGTACCGGTGCTGGCTGATGCTCCCGCACCGCCCCCGAAGAAGCTGCCTACACTGCCGATGAGAGAGCCAAAGACGCCAGAACCGGAAGAGGCCCCACCCATCGCGCTAACCACCGCCATCTGCAGCGCCACTTTTTCGATAATCTGCAGGACAGAAATACCCCACGATTTCCAGCTAACCTTATTGCCTTCGAGCATTGAGGTGACGTTACCAAACGCGCTGTCGAGTGTGGTTTTCACCCCATCAGAAACCGTGCCGGATACGTTACTGATTTCATCAAACCAGTTTGCATAGCCGCGTGATACTCCGGACATCCAATCCGCTTCAGCTGCTGCAATAGCCTTGTATTTCTTATCCAGAGCATCAAGGGCTGCGGCGCGCTGCGCGATGGCCTCGGTACCGCCGTCCGTTTTAGCAAAAACACGGTCGATCTGTTGCGTCTCGTCGAACCGGCTGCGCTGGAGATCGCTCATGCCTGCGGTTTCGGTTGTCAGCGTCGCCTCATCCCTGAACTTTCGGGCCGCTTCAGTTAAATCCTTCAGGGCATCAGCTTGTTCGCGCTGCTTGCGCACGTTCTCGTCGGCTTTTTGCGTCCATTTTGCCAGCTCTGCTGATGATGCCTGGATCGCCCTGCGCTGCTCGTCGGTCCATTTAGTGCCTGCCTGGTGCGATGCCGCGTAAAGCTCGGAGGCTTTTTCGCCTTCCGTCGCCCTGACGCGTTGCACGTCGATAGCCACACTCAGATCGGCCATTTTCCGGGAATACTGTTCGGCGGTGCTGGCCGCTTCGCGTTCGGCTTTACTCTGTGCTTTCGAGGCGGCGGTAGAAGTTTTTTTTGCCTCCGCAGCCGCTGCATCCTTTTTGGCTGCCTGATCCTTGTTGTAGATGTACTGGGTGTAAAGCGCACCCGTCAGCTTCAGGTCTTCTGCTTCATACACGTGCTGCTGATGGAGTTTCTCTAAACCGCTTAGGCTGGCCAGCTCATTATCTCGGCGCGAGCGCTCAAGTGCGGTTTGCTGTTGCGGCGTTGCGTTAGCCAGTGAAACGACGGGCCCGGCATATTGCGGCGGCTTGGCGCCAGCGATCGCTGACATTGAGCGGTTAAGCAGGTCATAAGCACCTTTCAGGATAGAGACGGCGCCAGCCTGTTCGATAGCCTTTTGCGTGGCCAGATCGCTGGCATTGTTTACCAGCTTCTGCGTTTGCTCGACTTTTGAGGCTGCCTGTTCGCGCTGGTACTCCAGCTGGTTCAGCTTATCGGTCAGCTCAATGTTTTTGGCCGTGATGTCGGCCTGGTCCATGAAAGTGTTAATCAGGGTCAGCGTCGGATGGCGGTTATAGTCCTGCTGGATTTGGTCAACCGCCTTAAGGCTGTCTTTCACCTTCGCGATCTGAGAGTCGAGGTCGGCCAGGTCCTGTTTTTGCGCCTGTAAAGATGTACGGGCATCAGCCGCGGTCGAACGCAGGCCAAGCACCGACATCTGCTGGAGCTTGGTGTTGATCTCGTCAAGGTTGTTGGCAAAACCTACCGCCTCACGGTGCACCTGCTGGGTATGTTGATAAAGGCCATACATCGCAGCGCCGGCACCGATAATCACTCCAGGCCAGCCACCGAGAATACCAAGAACGCCACTACCCAGGCGGGACATCACCGAGGCTGTATTGGTGAGGTTATTAACGGCCGAAGTCCTGCCAGCAAGCGCCGTATTCAGTGATGCCTGAGCTGCAGCAAGATTTCGCTCAGCAACAATCTGAGCCTCGATACTCGTCGCCGCTGCGCGCGCCTGTTGAGCGCGGTAAACAGCCTGGCGACCAGCAGCAACGCTAACCTGAGCGCCGCGAACCTGAGCCTGCGCGAGCGCGACCTCGGCGGCCGTATTAGCGAGCACTGCCCGGGTTGACTGAGCAACGCTGCCGACCATGTTGCCAAAATAACGAGCGAGGCCAACACCAACCAGAATGCCTGCGGTGTTTGCCACATCATCGATGTTATTCGCCAGACCATCCAGCACGCCGGAAAGCGTTGATGATGCACCGACGGCATCATTCGCCCCGCCAACCCATGCAAGGAAGGCGTTTTGCACTTTCTGTGCAGATCCGCTGATGGATGCAGGAAGGGTGTCGAACTCTTTACGGAGGATCTCGACATTGGTTAGCAATGGGACGATCTTGTTTGTCGTCAGCTCGCCGTTGTTGGCCATATTTCGCAGGCCACCAACAGTGGTACCCAGCCCATCAGCCAGCAGTTTCGCCAGGCGGCCGCCGTTCTCCATGATGGAGTTAAATTCTTCGCCACGCAAAACGCCTGAGCCGAGCGCCTGGCTAAGCTGGGTGATAACAGAGCTCGCCTCTTCGGTACTGGCGCCAGACAGCTTCAGTGAGGTTGCTACGGTTTCCGTAACTTTTGCTACGTCAGCAGAAGCGTAACCGGCATCACGCAGGGACTGCGCAATTCTGCTGTACAGGTTGCTGTTTGCCTCGAGGGATGTTCCGGTGCGCTGGCTAATCTCCATCAGCACTCGCTGGGATTGCACGTAATCCTCACTGGAAGAGGACGCAAGGCGAAGACGCCCATTCAACTGGTTCCACGTGTCGGCAAATTGAATCAGCTGATGCGTGGCAAATGCACCAGCCCACGCACCTGCAAGCCCGGCAGCAGAGGAGCGTACTGTTGCAAGCTGAGAGTTCAGGTCAGCCAAAGAGCGCTGAGTTTCACGCGTGGCCGCTGCAGCTTTTTTCCCGCCCTGTTCCATAGTGCGGTAGTAATCCGTTCCCATGCGGGACGCTCTGGCGATCTCTGACTGGAAAGAAGAAGAGTTCGCCGAAATTTTGATGATTAGCTCGCGCAGCGTTGCCATATTTCACCCATAAAAAAGCCCGCAGCCGCGGGCATCAAAGACTGGACATCCATTCTTCAAGTTCAGAGACTTCAGCGCCTTCTTCCTGCTCACCCCATTTCAGCATCACATCAGGGATAGTGAATTTCCCGCCCTGAGAGTTCAGCATTGCAACGGAAATCTGCGCCGCCTGTGCATCGGCGCGCCAGTCTCCCACAGGACTGATGCGGTCGAATTCGATCCACATTTTGAGCTCGCTGGCGGTCATAGTCTGCCGCAGTTCGTGGAGAGTGCGCCCCATCCGGAGTGCCAGCGACATCAGGAAGAAGGTCAGCGGCTGCTTTACGGCTTTCCCGCTTCTTCCTGACTCATTCCGAGGTTGAGGGCCTGAGCCAGCAGGCGGGAGTGTACGGGACCATAAATTTTAGATACCAGTTCCTGGTCCTCGTCGCTGAATACGCGCTCGCCGTTTTCATCCAGCAGAACGTCAATAAATAAAACCACATCAGCCTTTTTGTTACGCAGAAACTTTTCCGCCTCCGTCAGCGTCGGTGCCTCTTCGCCCTCGGCGAGCTGGGGATTAACGATCTCCCGGAATTTCACCCATGCATCGCCAGAGGGTTCACGCAGCGTTACCTTTGCGCCATCCCATTCAGGGACCGTGATACCTTCTTTGGTGCGATAGGCTTTCGATGCTGTAAGCGCCACGTTGCGTAATGAATTCTGTGATGTTTTTTGCGGCATTTCATTTTTCTCTTGTTACATGATCGGAGGGATAAAAAAAGCGGCCGAAGCCGCTCAGGAACCAGACGCGTAGATGCGTTTAGGCTTGCCGCGTACACGCAGAGAATAGGTAGCGCCAACAACGGAAGATGTTGCGGCAGACCATGAGCTCTGGCGTACTTCCACCAGCACGTAGAAACCGTTGCCAGACGGGAATACAACGCGCAGCGCGCGCAATTCGTCATTTTCGTAAGCGGTCTGCAGTGCCTCCTGTGCTGCTTCATCGCCAACCCAGTTACGGGTAATGCTCATTTCAGCAGGCGCGGCGAGGCCGTTGGTTTGCTCCTGTTCAGTTGAGCACAGCGTGGTTACGTCGATATCCCCTTTCTGCCCGCCGGTGAAGGTGATCTCCTTTGTTGCACAGGCTGCTTCCAGCCAGGTAACACCAGCCCCCGGGAAACCTGAGGCGTTAAAATCCTCGGCGGTTACGGGTGCGTCGGAGACGGCAAAGGTCATCCCCTTTGTGACTTCATACTTACTGGTCATGGTTTCTCCAGTTAAAAAAAAGACCGCCGGAGCGGTCTGTTATGGTGGGTAAAGTTAAACGGTTACCTGAAATTCGAGCGTTGCCCGGTGATAGCGCAGATCAGGCTCATAGCCCGGCGTTTTCACAATGCTTTCCGGCTTCAGCACCTGCAGTGCATCAAGCGCCATATTCCTGATCGTGCGCGCTTCAGCGATGGTGCTGGAATAGACATCAACCTGCACAGAAACGGCAGATTCAGCCTGACCGCAAAGAACGTCTGCGGCCACGTCGGTAATAATCGAAAAAATTACCCAGGGCGGAGAGACTGAAGGCTTCCCGTCACTGCCGAGCGGCGCAACGTAGGGATAAACCTGCCCTCCGGCCAGCGGTTCCAGCAGAGGATAGAGATCGTCTTCCGTCATTTGCTTAATGCCTCGTCAATGGCCTGGTTCATGCGCCTGATCGCAACCTCTGTCGCCTGCTCCTGGCGAACATCGAACGCGGGACGAATGAAAGGGTGCGGTGGCATGTTAACGGTTCCCATTTCAACGAATCGCCAGTAAAAGGCGTTTCTCGGGTTATTCGCCTTCATCGTGTTATCGCTGTTGCCGGTGCGCGGGTTAACGCCACGAATATGGACGCCGGAAGAAATTTCCCCGCGGCGGCGGCTTTTTTGGGTAACCACCACCACGTTTTTTTTCAGTTTCCCGGTGCGTACCGGTGCACGTGCGATCACTTCTTCCTTAAGCACCTCCGCGCCGGCGCGCGTGGCTTCACGCAGAACCTTATTGTTTTCAGCGCGGCTAAGCGCCTCCAGATCCTTTGCGATGTCATTCAGGCCGGAAAAATCGAGGCTCGTCTCAATCATTTTTCGATCCCCTGCTTACAAAGAATTTCGAGCTGAATACCACGAGAATCAGGGATTGGCGGACCAATGATATTCAAAATGGCACCCTTGAACGGGCCAGTCATAACCCTGAGTCTGGACGCAGCAGTTATATCGCTACGAAATCGTGTCCATACCCTGATGGTTGCGACTGCGGTTTCTGCACCAGCGGCTACCAACTCACGCCCGCTGATACCTTTAACTTCTGCCCATGTAGTCGCGCCGTCATACCACATTTCGACAGGCTGACCAGAAGGGTCTCTGGATGTTGTTATGTTCTGAATAACCACCCTGTCTCTCAGTCTTCCGGCCTGCATAAACCCTCCTACACTCCGTAAATTCGGTATGGCTGAAGCAGGGCTTCAACTGCAAGCGGGACCTCTGCAACGGTTTGCCCGATGGCAACGGATTCCCGGTTTGCATACCAGTGACCAATAAGCAGTAGCATGGCTGCCTTAACATCATCATTGAGCAGTATCGGGTCCGGATCGTCAGCGTAACCAGGGCTGCTTTCCTTTTCATAGAGCGTTCGGCGTGTCCATGTCTGGACGTACCGGGCCGCCGCACCTGTGTAAATCTCCAGCAGAGCATCATCACCCGTAAAGTCGGCATCAATGCGGCAATGCTGTTTCACCACATTCTGATCAAGCATTTGTTTGCCCCGAAAAAAGCGGCCCGAAGGCCGCAATAGTTATCAGCTACCCGCGCCGGTGCTGAATGAACCGTACACGAACGCTTCAGGGCGTTTCACAGCCAGCGCCAGACGTTCTTCGCAACGGATGGTGATCATGTTTTTCTCGAAGTCGTCGGCGTTCTCCGTGGAGATAACCACGTTCGCATCTTCGCGGTCGAAGATTTGCGCGCCAGCGTTAAATGCACCGGTCAGGAATTTACCCTGGAAGGCTGCCGCTTCCGTTGCAACAACCGGCAGCCCCCACAGAGTCGGGCCAGTCAGTGCCGCCGGGTTAGCCAGGATGTAACGGCCCAGGCTGTCTTTTGTCAGCTCGATCCGCGCCCAGTCAATGAAGTGAAGAACATGACCGGATGCCGGGAAGCGCGCCAGCTGCGCCTGCAACATTGCCAGACGCAGATCATCAATCCCGCTCTGTTGTTCGACAGTGAACGCTGGATTAAACGCCGACGCCTGAGGAACGATGCCATGCAGATGAACGCCGGTACCATCGCCGAAGAGAATTTCCTGCTCTTCTGCATACTTCAGTCCGTAGCGCATTTCGGCATCAACGGTGGACTGCAACTGTGCGAAGTCATCCAGGATCTGCTTTGAAGCTTTGAACAGGTGCGCGATGGTGCTGACGCCAGTGATTTTCGGCGTGAACTCAATTTCGCTGTATGGTTTCTTCGTATTTTCAGGAACCACTTTCGCGTTATTGGTAAAGCCTGTCTGCTGCACCCAGAAAATAGCTGAGGAGGACGTACGGCCTGGAGCAATCAGATCGCGGATGAACAGGCGCTGTTTCGGTGCCGTATCAATACCCGGCAGGCGCTGTGGCTCCACAACACCATCAGGCACATCCACCGAAGTCAGGGCGGCCTTAACCGGGATGCTGATGCGCTTACCGCCTTCCACGCTGGAAGCAAAGGTTTTCAGGGCTTCAGCGGAGATCACCTGGTGGCCAACGGACTCGACAACCTGTTTCGCGTTTGCCAGCGGCATCTGGGCAACATGTTGCTCCAGTTCGCCCATTGCGGCCTTCAGGGTTTTTTCAGCTTCACGCAGCGCATTGAACTCAGAAGCCATTTTATCAACGGCAGCTTTTGTTTCTTCTGACAGCCTGCCTGACTTCTGCGCCTCTTTGAGTGCGTCTTCTGCTTTCGCGTTGAATTTGCCGGTTGCCTCTTCAATGCTGGCAGTGACTTTTTTCAGAATTTCGTTTACTTCAGACATAAAGGGTCCTTATTTGACTAACGCCGCAAGAGCGCTTTCAAGTGAATTGAGGGTTTCAGGTTTGATATCTTCGGCAGCGCCCGGCGTACCGTCGTTGGTGGTGACAGCGCCAGGCATGCCACCGGATAAGGCTTTAATGAGTTTTCTGCGCTCAGAGCGCGGGGTGTTGGTTTTAGCCAGCAGCGCATCAAGTTTTCGAAGCGCGGCCGCGGGTGATTCATCGCCATCACTGACCGCATCAGCAGAAAGCAGGCTGTCTGCCAGTCCCTTCGCCACAGCGTCACTGCCACCGATATAACTCTCGGCGTCCATCAGTTTCTGAACGGCTGCCATATCAAGACCGGAACGCGCCGCGTAGATGTCTGCCATAGCGGTATCGAACGGCTCAAGAGACTGTGCCAGTTCCGCAAAGTCATGGCGGTTACCCATCGCGTAGACCCAGCAGTTGTGGATCATCAGGAAGGCACCACGACCGATCTGAATATCATCCCCGGCCATCGCAATGACCGAGGCGGCGCTGGCGGCAATACCGAGCACCTTCACAGTCACACGGCCTTCGTATTCACGCAGAAGGTTGTAGATGGCCAGGCCTTCGAACATGTCCCCGCCAGGGGAGTTAATATTGACCGTGACGTCGTCGCCATTCATCGCCCGAAGCGCACCGGCGATACGTTTGGCTGTTACGCCTTCACCCCAGTAGTCCTGCCCGATCACATCAAAAACAGAAATACTGTTGTCGTCGGTGGCCGCTGCTTTGATCCCGCCATCCCAGCGATCCAGGGCGGATGGTAAAGTTTCACAGGTGACCCGCGCGCAGGGGCGACCCGCCGGTGCTACCGGAAGTTGTTTTTTGCTCATCAGGAAATTGCTCCTAAGCGGCCTGTTTCAGCGGAGATTGTTCAAAGGAAATGTCGGGGAATACGTGGTTATGCAGCTCTCGCAGGGCAAGGGCCTGAACAGCAGGATTGCTGCTTTCGAGATTTTTCAGTTGCGTCAGGTTGAGCTGAACGGTGTAAATGTCGCCCCCTTCAATCGGTGGCATGTTCTCCAGACGGCGAACATCATTTCGGGACATCCAGCCATTCTGAAGCGCGCTGGTATAGTATGCAGCACGACCTGCGCTGTCGGCGCGCAGCAGTCCTTCAACGGAGAATTCCGCGAACACGTCATCATCGCTGTCCAGTAAGCACCGGCCAATTTCCTGCTCAATATTTACCAGCAGCGGTCGAAGGGTGTGCGTCAGGAACTGCAGGTTCATCCCCTCAAGACTGGATGCCCAGCTGCTTTGTTTCGTGGTATGACCGACCATGAAAGGAGGCACGCGAAACCAGCGACAAATTTCCTCGATACTGAAAGAACGGCTTTCCAGCATCTGGGCATCTTCAGGGTTCATGGTGACGCCCTGATACTTTAACCCGCCTTCAATTACCATAATCTTTCCGGCATTTTTAGAGCCGGTAAATGCAGCCATGTAGCCGCGAAGCCTTTCACGTTGTTCATCACTGAGAGCATTTTCAGCGGAGAGAAAACCTGAACTTTGAAGTCCCTGTTCAAAAATCTTTGCCGCAGATTCCTCAACAGCCATCGCGGCACCGATCACATCCCGGCCCGTTTTCATCGGCATCATTCCGCAAACGCCATCCAGACCGAACCCGCGAATGTGCATGATGTTTTTGACGGGAATGACGCGCTCGTTACCGTTTTCAGTGTATTTGTATTCCAGCGCCCCGGTAGTAAGACGTTTAACCACCATGTTCTGCGGCAGCAAAGGCACCAGCGAAACCAGGCGATTTGCGATGAATTTCTTCTCAATGAAGGCGTTCCCGCGCAGGCAAATACTGGCAACCACCATCAGCATAAAGCGTGATGGAGTCATTTCTGAATTGGGACGGCGACACAGTACAGAATAAGCCGGGTGGTCGGTTGCCGCTTTACGCGAACCGTCAGGCTGTCGAACGTATATTTTCAGCGGAAGGGTTGAAATAGACTCGCTTAACAGCCTTACGCATGCCCATACAGCCGATAGCTGGATGGCTTTATCGGCCGTCACCACCTTTCCGCTGCTGCTGGTACCAAACCATTCCTCCCAGAACGTGCCGGTAGTCAGGCTGATAGGCACACCAAGCCAGTTAAGCAGAGCACTTTTAACCCTGCCTGGCCGTTTGTTTTTTTTCATCAGAAACCTACCATGATGGGATTATTGAAGAATCCGGAGAGATCCTGCTGGTCGTTGCCACCGTTAACCAGAACACGGCTCATTGCTGTGAACAATGCCGCCGGGCCATCAATCTTGGCCTCAGGTGTGGACTTGTTAGGGAAAATGTTCTCGTTCCTGTCAGGTTTGACGGTTACGTTGGACATCATCCAGTTCATCACCGGGTGATCGCTGTGATGAAAGCGTCCACCGTATACCAGTGCTTCGACCTCTTTCATCGCCTCAGAGAAATTGCGAACCGTCTGCGGCACTTCCACCAGCGGCAACCCTTCCTCTGCCAGCGAAAGGCTGAACTGCGTTGCACTCCACGGATCAAAGCCGATTTCTTTCAGGCTCTCACCAGCAACCCACGCCTGCAGCTCTTCCTTAATCTGGGCATGATCGATTACATCCCCGTCGGTAAGGATCAGTTTGTCCAGCTCGGCCCACTTACGATAGAGCTCTGCCATCTGGCGTGAACATTTCTCAAGGCGTCCTTCCGGCAGCCAGAATTTAAAATCCGCATGAACGTGGCCACCTGGCGCGCGCCAGACTTTAGCGGCTGCACAGATATCAATTTTGTTTGAAAGGTCAACGCCCACCCAGGAGGGATAGGTTTTAAGTTCGTGCTGCGGGGCGATAAACTCGCATTTTTCCCATTTCATCATGTCCATCCAGGCAGACTCAGCGGTAACCCAGATATTCATGTGTTTGGTGAAAAAGTTAATCCTGGCCGAAACCTGCTCTTTCGCCTTTTTAGCCAGGCGGCGCAGGTCATCCCAGCGCTTACAGATACCCAGCCCCGGATTCGCCTTCTGCCAGACTTTTTCATCAAAGGGATCGTCACCTTCATCTAAGGTGTAGATGATGGCAAAAAACGTATCGTCTTTAACTAGGCCGCGCAGGACCTTGATTGCGTAATCGCGTAGTTCGTAACAGATACCTTCTTTGTTGAAGCCGGCGGTGGTGATACCGAAAAGCAGCGATTGCAGGCGCGCGCCGGTTGCCGTCTCCAGAACGTCCCATACATCACGGGTTTTATGTGCATGCAGCTCGTCGACGATGGCACAGTGGATGTTCAGGCCGTCGAGGTTGTTCGCATCTGATGATAAAGGCTCGAATTTGGAGGCCGTTTGCTCCTGGTAGATAGCGAGCTTGTTGAATTCGAAGACCCGCCCAAGAGTGGCTTTCGCCTTCTTGACCATATTTTTCGCGTCTTCAAAAACAATGCGCGCCTGGTCACGGGTGGTTGCAGCGGAATAAACCTCCGCCCCGCCCTCGCCGTCTGCGCCAGCCATATAGAGACCCACGCCGGAGCAAAGTGTTGATTTGGCATTTTTACGGGCCACCTCAACATCTGCTGTACGGAAACGCCGAACCATCACCGGCCGACCGCTGCCGTCGTTACGCAGGACGGTTTTCCCCGTCTCTTCGTTAACCAGCGGGATTACAAAACCAAAGATATTAATCAGGATGAAAACATGCCAGTCCATCAGCTCAATAGGCTGGCCTGCCAGCGCACCTTTGACGTGAGGAACAAAATTATAGAAATTCAGAATGTGCTGCGCGCGCGGCTCACTGAAGAAAATACCGCGCTCTTCGCCATGTGCCAGATCGTCAAGAAAACGCTGACAGGCAAGGCGCACATACTCACAGGCAATAATTTCCCCCGCCACCACCCTCTCGGCGTAGCGGATGCCTTCTGCAACCTTAGCCATTAATCCCTCGCTTTCATAAACTCGGCCAGCGGATCAACCGCATCAGGACCTTTTGCATTCACTTTAGAGCGGCTGGCTGGCGTCATGCCGAACTCACCGAGCATGGCGCGCAGACGTTTCCAGGCATCAGCTTTCATAATGGCGGCCGGGTGAGCCTTGATCATGCGAATCTCTCGCTCTTTACCTTCGTCTGGCTCTTCGTCGCTATAAACGGCGTAGGTGTAGCCTTCTCTCTCCAGCGTATCGCAGTGATGCCGGTACTCGGTGTAAACCTCAACCAGAAGCTCAAGTGCTCTCGCGTCCAGCTGCGACATGACGCCTAGCGCATCGAGCTCTTCAGCCATACGCCTGAACCAGTATTTCCCCTGCTTGTCGAAATGCTTCGGCGTTGGGGGTACCCCTGCAGCTGGCTTAGGTTCGTTTTCATTAATCGGGCGTTTTGATGGGTTACCCCTCACCAAACGTAGATGGGTCGGGGTTTTCGGTGGTCCAGACATAATCGAAAACTCCTATTAATCATCGAATGGGGGACCCCATAAAAAAGTTTTCTAACCTGCGGCGATGTGAAAAGAGGTTAGGCGGCGGTCCTTTAGGGTGATTTCCCTGAGGTTTTTACCCGCCCTTCCCCAGACCGCGCAAATGAGAGCAGATATCATTTAACCGACTCATGCACGATTTTCGCCAGTTTCCGGCTCGGGGGACCACTGTTACCAATGCGAGGGCTGAACACCATACTGATGTCCCAGCCTGCCTTCAGTCGATACTCAATGGAGTTTCTCGAAATACCCAGGTAATCCGCCCATTCGTTAAGACACATCGTCTTGCCGTGAGCGGTATATCTGCGGTCGGAGTTCTCTCGCATTGTCTTTCTCATCTTGTCTACGCCTCGCTTCTGATTGCACACAGGGCAACTTGGCACAAGATTGTCAGGCTCGTTATTGGTCTTACAGTCATCGAGGTGGTCGATGTGAAGGGTGTCCCAGCCAACGGTTTTTGCACACCAGTGACAACGGAACGGTCCAGCCCCATGTTTGTCGTAATAGACTTTCCGGTGCTCGTAAACACGAGGACTCCCACATGCCAAAGGATGATCGGGCGCATACACCAGCAGATATCCGCCAGTGTGCTCCAGCTTGCCATCCTTTCTTGTGCTGAGCTTCTCTGTCGTTCCATGACGCCGGACGCGCATGTAATGCTTTTCACAGTAGTGGCTGTTACGGGATCGTACCGATAATTCGCATCCATCCACAATGCAGGCAGCATGGGCGTGCGGAAGCCCTGAACCATATTTCGATTCAGTCATCTTCACCTCGTTACTTAATTTCTGTTCAGGCGTTCGCGTGCTGTCTTGGCTTTATGGCAGCCGCGGCAAATTGATTCCAGATTAGAGAGATCGTCAGTACCGCCGTGAGCTTTCGGCTTGATGTGGTCCACCGTCTCAGCGGGTGTATACCTTCCATTTCGCAGGCATTCCTGACAAAGGTGCTTATCTCTGTCGAGAACGATTGGGCGCAGCCTGTCCCACTTGCTGCCATAACCTCGCTGATGCCTGCTCTGTCCTCGCTGATGCTGCTGCCAGCCTTCGTTAAGGTGACTGGGACAATAGCCTGAGCGGTCAGTGGTTGTGCCCGGGCAGCCACGCTTGCGGCATGCTCTCGGTATTAACGCAGGCATCAGGCTAACCTCCACGCCCGGCGGCGTTCTGTTCTTGGCGCTGAGTCAGGGTGACGCTCAACCGGTTCGCCGTCAGCATGGTCCACCAGCGAGTAACACGGATAGATCACTGAGCCACCCCATGCATCACCCACAGCGTAATCGGCGGGCTTGCTGTTATCCCAGCGGGATAGCACGCGCTGCACATACTCAGGCGGGACGCTGTAGCAAACGCCGTGAATGAGTCTCGACAGCGTGATGTAATCAGCGCGAGTCTTATCAGCCACGATTAGCAGCTCAGCAATCTGCATTTGATACTGTGGAGGCCGCCCGGTACCGAGGTAAAAACTCAGCATGTGACACGGGAACCGCGCCAGCCAGACAGCAACCTGATCTATAAAACCACGGACTGGCAGGGCGTCGTCCTCCAGCACCACTACCCTGCTGGATTGCTCAGCAGCCCATTGCAGCGCGCGGCGATGATTCCAGTTAGCTCCGTGGTTACCGTCATCAATCAGCAGATGTGCGCCTAAAGCCGAGGCCAGCGCCTCAGCCTGCTGCCGTCTGGCGTGATGACCGACCACCACAAACTTAATCTCTTCAGCCACCAGCGAATCTCCAATAAAAAAGCCGCACGATGGCGGCTACTGTCTGAATATCAGGGTGTTGTATAGCTTTAACCCTGGTTAAGGTAAGCATTCAGCCCGTCAGTGGTGGGACACTGGCGCACTTATCGCAGAGGGATGGCTGATTACCTCTCAGCAAAAGGATATGTTATGTCTAATCATGAAATTAAGGTTAAACCCAAAGCAAATACAAAGAGCTTCGAGGAAGTTAATGAGGAATTGGCCAGATTGAAGTTTGTTGTCGGAGTTCTGCTTGCTAAATTTCCACCACTCCAGCGCAATGAATTCATCAAAGATTTGGAACGGTTCGGTCTGAAAGAAGAAGCGGCTCTTTATTCGCACTTCAACCCTCAACCTGAACAATAAACTGTTCACATGTACAGTTTAGGGACTGACCCCCTGCTTAAGTTACATTAATTTCACCTTCAAAAACTTTAGCGGTCTGCTCTTGGGCCGCTTCAACAAGCTTAGAAACCACAGCTTCGGCATGAAGCTTTGCGCGCTGCTTGTAGCCTTCAAGAGTGAAGCCTGGCGAGATATCCTCACGGTAAGGTACAGTCAGCATTGTTTTCTTATCGATATGTACTTTGACGTCTCCGCCAATAGCCTCAACCGTTTTACAGTCCAGTCCCTCTGCTGAAGAGTAACCATTAATTTTTAAGCTAAAAGATTTTTGAGTCGGAAACTCAATCTCATACGAAATCATAAGAACTCCTGTTATTTATGTTTCCACCAGGCGCACTCTGTGCCGATACCATCAGTTTTAAAAACGGTATGGATGCGCGGGCCGGTGACAATGCGATCGTCAAAAGACTTAGCGACAATGCCAAAAGCGATCATATCCCCCACCGCAGCGCCAGCCTGTTCTTTCTTCCAGAAACGATAACTCTCGATCCGGTAGTAAAGACGGATAATGCCGTGAGCGAACGCCATTACATCAGCGCGGGTGCCACCCAGCAGACCAGCATTAAGCATCACATCGTTGCGGTGCGCTTTGATGAATTCCTGATAGATACGCTCAGGATGATTCTGTTTCGCCCAGGAGTCGGCGTAGGTCTTCGGCTCAGAACCGACATACACCTTCCCGGGTTCCATTTCTTCCCACGGCGCGCGAAGCATTTCGACATCGGTACCATCGGTACACCAGACGAACCGGTATTCAGGATGATCGCGCAGGTGCTGCCAGATATGCAGCCAGCGTCGGAAGTAGACATTCATCTTCACGTCAGGAACGCGGTAAAGCTCAACGTCTGCCGGTGCCGTCTGCAGTTCATCCACCAGCGCGATGCGGCCACACTGTCGAAGCGAGGCCGCCCACCCGCTCAACATGTCAGGTGAGGCTACCATTCTCTTACCGCGCTGGGGGTCGGGCTGGCTGGTCAGTAGCGTAGTGATAACCACGTCACGCTGACGCTGGTACTCCACATAACCGGTAAACCCCGCATCACGTCGTTGGTTATGGATTTTTACGTTACGTTCCACCAGCGCCTGACGGTCTGGCTTCGATACCGAACGCTCCACCGCTTCATGTTCATCGAGAGAATGGATCAGCTTTTCTGAACCGACGACATCAGCGTAAGCCCAAGTAGTCAGTCCTGCGTTGTGGATGCGCAAGGCGAGGTCGCTGTGCTCGTACATGCCACGACCATAAACCGGATCGAATCCGCCCACCTTCTCGATGGCGCTACGGTGGTAATACAGCATCACGCCGCGCTGCCCAGTGTAAGCAACATGCTGATCGTCACGGTAAAGCACCGAAAGGTCATTCAGCTTATTGCGGCCAGCCAGATCGAGAAACTGGTAAGCCAGGTGCGGCTCTGGTGATTGGATGTAAGGGAGGTGCCAGTTATCAGCGATAGGAAAGGCATCATCATCCCATAAAAACAGATGCTCACATCCGGCATCCATCAAGGCTGACAGGCTGGCGTTCTTCGAAGCAACAATGCCGAGTGAAGTTTCATGGCGAAGTAGCTGCACGCCGTGGGGAACTACCGCTGCAGGTTTTGAACCATCATCGACTACCACCACCAGCGCACCGGCGGGAAGATGCTTCATGTGCTGTTCGAGTGCTCGCTTTAAAACGTCTGCGCGCTGATGCGTCGAAATGGCAATGCCGATCCGTGATGAAACGACGCTGGCGGGAGCGTATGGGACACCATCAATAGTGACCTGCATAAAACCTCCCGTCAGATTACACGCCGTAAGGAAGTCCAGATCGCACCGCCTGGCTGCATAGCTTGTTGAATAGTTTCGTCCACAACCTTTTTGATGGACTGCTGTAAGGCGGTCTCTAACGCGTTTTGGGTATTGGCAGCAACCGCAAACTTTTCAGCCAAAAACTTCACGCGGCTTTTACCATCGTCAACATCGAGGGCAATGCCAGCTTCGTGCTGTTTACCCTTGTCGGTGACGTTCACGTTCAATTTCACGTTATAACGCCATCTCCGATTAGCGCCTTGTGGATGTAAGCCTGGCCAGCTTTATCGACGAACCAGCCCCATTTAAAGTCTTCAATTGGGCAGTAGCTATTGATACCGTCTCCTGGCTCATCTATACGGCAGCCGATAAAACCACCAGCGGGAACACCAAAGCGCGTATTTGCCAGGTGCTTAATTGCAAACTCCTGCCCTTCAGCAGTCAGGAAGGTGAAATAATTTTCCTTTTGATACTCCGTCGCGGTATGGCGTGTTTCAGCGAATCCCAACTCTCGAAGCTCAGCAGCACCAGATTTAGCTGGCAGGTCACCAGACTGAAGCGCGCCACGGAAAAACAGCGCATACAGAACATCCGTCGCCGCACCGGACAAAATAGTGATTTTCTGACCCATGATTTATTTCCTTTTAGGCGTGAGCCTGTCGCACGGCAAAGCCGCCGAAAGTTAACGGTTTGCCCAGGCTCACAGCTGAAAGACTTTCTTTGATGTGCGCGTGCGATGCGCATTAAAAAACCCCGCGGGTGCGAGGCCGTTTTATACCTTGTAGGGGATAATGGCTGCCTTATCCGCTTGTGGGGATAACCATTATCAAGCCCACCAGCAGGTGAGCTTTGTAATGGCTAACAGTCGTCATCTGGACGTGCTACAGCTCGACATGCGGCCATACATGCGCGCTTCATATCGAGCTCTGCCTGGCGTATCCATTCAACAGCTTCCCATTCGTGAGGAGTGCGTTGTACATCACCTACATGCTCACGCAGCAACTTAATAAACTGGCGGCTGAGATCCTTGAACTGGTTCATCTTGCCGATTTCACCGTAAGAGAGTTCGCGGTAGCCCTTTACGGTGCTTCCGTCCTGTGGTTTAGCTTCGCTCATCGGATTCTCTATTTTTGGCGGGTATGGAAACTTACCCGCGATTGAATGTGAACACAGCAGCATACTTCACTCCTGTTTTTGGCAGTTCGCCTGCCACGCTTTGTTATGCGCCAACTTGCTTTTGCTGGCTTGTGGATGGATATTGCTAGGGTGAAACACATGGAGATAACCAAATGAAGCAGATTCTTTTTGCGTGGTTTGTTTTAACAAATACCTTTGCCTGCATCACCGCCAGCATTAACGTGAACAACTCGCTAATGCTTGATTCAGCTGTGCCGTGGATTGTTGGGATTTCTCTTGCAGCAATCACTAATTACTTATTGGCTAAAAAACTGAAGAAAAGCGGTTTTCTTTAGCACATGCTTAAGGCATTGGTGTATTCACTATTTCAGGCACTGCGTGCGGATGTAGTCCTGCAGATAGCCTACCTGTTTCGTCACTGTGACGATTCGCTCTCTGAGGGTGAAATAATCCCGTTCAGCGGAGTCAGTAAGTCGGGGGCCGGAAGCATCGCCCAGGCTGCCGGTGCCGGTCGCTCCGTTCGCGGGACATCTGGCGTTGACGTGCAGCCCACACTTGCCATCGCGAACACAACGCTGCAGATCATCAAGCTGCTTTTTAGCATCAGCTAAATCCTTCGTGTATTTGGCATCCAGCGCAGCGACATCGCGCTGGCGCACCTGCATATCTTTGATGGTGGCGTTAGCCAGGCTGAGCTTCTCAGTGGCTTTATCGCGCTGGTCTTTGTAGGTGATGGCGTTGTCGCGATAGTGATTCACGAAGAACGCCAGCACTCCGATTAACGCCACCACCAGCAGTTGCAGCCAGTAACGCTTAACCAGTGCGCCAATCACGACAGGAACAGAGCACGCTCCGCCTCACGCCGACGGGTCAGCCCGTTCAGGACTTTGCCACCTGCTTTATTCCAGCGCAGGAACTCGTCGGCAGCGCCAGCGTAATCACCGGCGTTGAGTTTTCGCAGGAGAGTCGATGTCGACAATGACCTGGCGCCGAGGTTATACGTGAACGACACCAGAGCATCGAATTGCCCCTGAGTCAGACCGACTTTAACCAGTCGTGACACGTCACTTTCGTAGCTGACAAATCCGGTTTTCAGCAGGCGTTCTGCCGTTTCCTGCTTAATCGTCATCCCGGCGCGGATTGGTTTTCCGTCTACAGGCTGAGTCCAGCCATATCCGATAGTCCACACTCCGACGCTGTCCTGGTACGCGGTGAGCTTGCAGCCTTCGAACTCTTTGATCAGGGCAATGCCCTTTTCGCTGGTTTGCATGGACTACTCCGTTATAACGACCTTCGCCAGGTTCCCACGTGCCAGCCACACCGCCATGCAGATGACGGAGTTCAGAAGCAGATCGCCGAGGTTAACCTGTACGTAGTGGCCGAGCAGAATGTTGAAGGCGTTGAATCCTGCGGCAAGGATGACCAGATAGGCCAGCACCGCGACACTCAGGCGATGACGCTTTCCCTCTTTACGGAAAAACATCAGCCTGACCATTATTAACAGGCAAACTATGGCGTTTGCATCCATCAGAAGAAGCTGCCATGTCATTTATCTTCCTCCCCCAGCCCCGGCATCTTCCCGCTTTTGGATTTGCGGAGAATGCGTAGCAGGACTGCAACGGAAATGGAAGCAGTGACAATTGCACCGACAGCTGGCGATACCTCAATGCTGGCCGGTGGCTTCATCAGGCTTAAAGGCGTGTTGATTATGCCGGCCATGATTTTTGCCATGGGCACGGAGAAGAACACGCCGCTGATAAACGATATCAGCGCAAAGATAGCCTGCTTCCA